CGCGTCCTACTACCGCCGACCTTTGATAGATCACAAGGTCGAGCGCGCTTTGCGGTGAACCGAAGTCCGTGGTCTGGTCCGCCGCCGTATAAGCCGCAGACTCGGAAGTGGTGGCGATAGTGCGTACGGCCGCGCCAGCCTTGATGATATCGACCTGGTAGCTTTCCGAAGCCTCGCCCAGCGGGACGTCGGGGACGCCGTCGGCCCAGTCGTTGTCGCCGCCGATGCGAGTCTGCCGTAACCACGTGATCGTGAGGTTCGCGCTGCCATCGCGACTCCCCTCTATCGAGCAGGCCGTGAGCGGCATCAGGCTCGCCCCGGTATCGGTGAACGAGAACGCATTCTCTGGGAAGGTTGATTCGCCGATTGAGACCGCCTTATACGTCCGGGCCAGGTCGAGTTCGCTCGGATCGGTGACGCGCATCGTCGTTGTCGGAGTCAGCACCACGAAGCGATCGCCGATTGCGTGCGCGCCGACGAACGGATCGCTGCCGCGGCGCCCGCGCAACAAGGTCGAGAGCGTATAGCTACCGTCATCGTTCTGGGTCACCTCGGCGAACTGGATTATCTCATCGCCCAGCAGCGCGACGTTGGCGCCGTTCAGCACCTGCTCCTCGGAGACGCTGGCCAGCAGGTCTCCGTTGGCGTTGGGCAGCACGCTCACCGAGTTCACGCGATCCCAGGTCGTCCAGGCGCGCGGCGTCGGCAGCGCGGTGATAGCAACGCCCTGGATCGATTCGTCGGTGATGGTCTCGAAGTTCTCGAAGCTCTGGCCGCGGTCGATCGATTTCAGCACCAGGCAGCCGCTCCAGATTTGGCCGTCCTTGAGCGGACCGGCCGCGATGTAATAACCCGCCGCAGTGGCGTCTTGATCGCGCAGCGCTGGGATATCCATGAAGTTGATCAGGGTCGGGCTGATCGCCTGCATGATTGGCGGCTGCCATCCGCTCGGGCCGCCCCCAGCGGATTCCGAATCGATATAGAGCGACGGGTCCTCCAGCTCCGCTTGCATCTGGATCACGCCGTTGGCTCCGAGGTCCTCCTGCACCAAGCGGACGACATAGGTCACGGTGTCTCCGGTATCGGGGTATGTGACCTGGAGCGTGATGACGTTGGCGGGATCGAGCGCGAGCCACGCGCGCGAGACCGCGAAGGCGAACTGGCGCACCGTCCAGGCGAGATAGAGGATCTTGTCCGCGATCACGCCCGCCTCGTCGGGCGTAAGCACGATCGGCAGCTCCACCGCCTGTTCCTTCATCGCCTCGAGCAGGGTGGCGTGCGTGATGCGCTTGGAGGGCTGCACGTTGGGCTGGTAGTCGATGCCGGGATCTATGTGATGCACCCACACGCGCACCGGCAGCTCGGACTCGAGCGGGAGCGTGATCTGCAGCGGTTCGGGGCGAGTCTGGCTGGACTCATAGGCGCCGATATCGTCGGCGGTGAGCGCCGCGATCGGAGCGGAGCCCCGCAGCACGAACTTGATCTGATAATCGGCCTCGACGGCGTCGAAGAAAAACGCCGTCGCGAGGATCTGGATCAGATCGCGTCCGGTGGCGCCGGCGCGGGTATCGACGAAGCCGCGCACGCTCACGCCGGTGAGCGAGCTCACGTCATATTGACCTGAGGTCAGGCCCGCGCGCTGGCAGATGCTGGCCACGATGCTCGACAGCGGCGCCTCGTTGGGTGCGATGCGGTCGAAGAAGACCTCATATGCGGTGTAGGCGTTACTTTGCGCGCGGGTCCAGATCGATCCTTCGTTGCGATCGTATAGCGCCGCGCCAAGCGTCGGGCTGGGAATGAGTTCCCTGACCTGCCATGCGCCAGCATCGAAGATCAGGAATCTGTCCAGAGGGATTCCTTTGCAGAAGATCCCGTCGACCACGCCGCGCGTCCACGACGACAGGTCACCGTCGTCGGGCGAGATGGCATAGCCGACGTTGATCTGGGGCTTCCCCACCGCGCCGGCAATCGGGTCCCACTTGATAAACGAGTCGCCGCGCCCGATCAGCAACATCCCGTCGTTGTCGTCGACTGCGATAGCCACCGAGCTGCCGGTATCGGTCAACGAGGCGCTGAGGTCGTTATCTTCCTGCAGAGCGAGCGATACCGCGAGCCCGCTGAGGGCGAGCGCGAAGAAACTGGTCAAAGGGCCGCCGAGCAGCAGACTGAGGGCCGTGGAAGTGATCTGATACAGCACCGTCTGGCTGGCGTCGGCGACCGAGAGCACATAGCGCAGCAGGTGGGGATGGCCGCTGCCGTCCCGCGCGACGGCCCACAGGTTGCCCTCGTCGTCGAGCGTTGCCCAGTCGATCAGATACGGCGGCGCATTGCCGTTGTCCGGATTGTTCGAGCAGGCCATTTCGAACCCGAAAACGCCGCCTGGCTCGGTGAATAGCGTCAGGTTCGGAGTGGTGAACGCGCCCTCCGCGTTCCATCCCACGATGAAACCGTTGCGCGCGGTGAGGTGGCCGATCCACGGAACGATGCCTGTCCAGGCCGAAATCGTGCCGATGCTATCGACCACCTGGAGCGAACCGGGGTCGATGCGTACGAGGACCTCGTAACGGGCTGGCCCTTCGATCGCATAGATGTAGCCGTCGGTGCCGACCACGCTGCCGCCTTCGCCAACGCCGGAGTTCAGATTATTCGTCGTGCGCACCACGGTTGCGCTGGGCGCGTCGATCTTGGTGACGTTGCCGGCGTACACGTCGTATACGTAGCCGCGATCGTCGTCGATGATCAGCGGCTGGCCGCCCATCTCGACCGGCGAAGTCACCGTGTCGTAGGGATTGCTGGTGTCGCCCGATTCGATCACCTCGACGGTGATATTCGGAGCGCGATTGGCAAAATCGGCGAGCTGGAGATGATTGATCAGCAGGTAGGCGACGCCACGGTAGCCGGGCGCATAGCCTTGGTTCCAGGCCGCGATCGTCGGATCCGGCATCTGGGTTTCGGTGCCCCGGTAGAGCACGATGTCGGCGCCGCGCACATTGGCGGTCGTGTTAATGGCGCCGGCCCGATAGTCGATGATCAGCTTGCCATCGCCCCATACGCGGCCGATGCCGGCGATCGGCCCTTCGCAGAGGATGATCTGGAACGAGCAAGTATAGTTATAGGTGGTAGCGCTTTGGCTGAGCCCCTTACCTCCGCCCACGCTGGCTTTGTGCGCCGCCAGCCCGCCCCACCAGCCGAGCACCCCCGAGATGCGCGCGGTGCCGTACACGCGCGGAATCCGCTGCCCATAGGCGCTCACCTGGATCGCCTTGTCCTGGATGTGCGGACGTCCCGAGGGCGCCATCAGCCAGTCCAGGCCGGCGCCGGCGAGCGCGCCGATCGCGGCGCCGAGCTGCGGCTGCCCGAAGTAGGCGCCGATGCCCATGCCCGCGACGGTGATCGCCAGCTGCGCCATTAGATCAAGTTGCCGTCTTCATTGCGCTGCCTAAAGTAAACGTCGAGATCGTGCACCAGCCGCGGCTTGGCCCGCGTCAGTTCGAGCACACCCCACGTATTGCGCTTGAGATCGACCTCGGGATCGAACTGGTTGCGGACGATTATTTGCCAGCGCGGGACGTACTGCCGGTCTTCCGGACGACCATGCCAGGAGTGCTCGATCGTCCATCCGGGCATATAGCCGATGTCGAAATTTACATGGCGCAGCGCGCGTTCCTGCCATTGTTCGAGCGGTCGCCGATAGCCGGTGGTTACGCCGCCCGGGATCGACAGCGCGACCTTGCCGATCAGCGCGAGCGCCATATGATGATCGCCGGCGCCGAGCGCCGCCGATTCGACCAGGCCGCCCAGCCAGTCCAGTGCCTGCCGCGTCGCGCACCAGATGAAGCCCGGGTGCGCGAACTCGTAGGGACCACCAGGTTGAATGGTCTTGTCGTGCCACCAGATGTTCAGGAACGATCGCCAGTGCGCGACATGCTCGTCGCGGGGCCCGAGGTCGTACACGTCGGACCAGGGCTGGATCACCTTGTACTGTTGCAGGTGATGCACCGCCTCGGCGGCCCAGCCGGACTTGCGAAATTTGATATCGGCGTCGGACCAGCAAATGTATTGCGCGTCGCCCGGCAGCCGGCTGATGCCGAGATTGAGCAGATTCTCTTTGTTGAAGAGCAGCCCGCTGGTGCGCACCTTAACGTGATTGACGTGCGGGTTGCTCAACTCGAACGGCCGATCGCCGAGCACGCATTCGACGGTCGTGAGCTTGGCGCCCTCGTCGAGCACGCGCTGCTCGAACTCGCGGTAGAGCCGCAACCGCGACTCCCACCGCAGAGGATTGAAGATTGCTGTGATCACATGCAACTGCGACGCGTTCATCGTCTCTCGTCCTCCTCCAAACCACGGAATCTGTAGATTGCCCTCAAGTGCGCTAACCAGGCCGCGTCCAGCCCGTGCTCGACCACCTGGCGCAGGCGCGCGGTAGCGTGAATCACCGTCTCCTCGCCCTTGGACCCGGCGGCGAGGATGCCCATGTGGACCGCGTCGCGATTGTCCGCGAACAGCAGCACGTCGCCCGGCTTGCGCGCGGCGAAGTCGTAAACCGGATCCATCGTAAGGCGCAGATGGCGCCTGACCTCGACCTCGCGCGGGTATCGCGCATAGCCGGTCACGTCGAAGTTCTTGTGAGGCGTCAGCCCGAGCCGATTGCCGACGCAGAGCAGCAGGCCGGCGCAATCGAGCCCGATCCCGGGCAGGCGCCCCTGATCCCGAAACGGCGTTCCCAGGCAGGCGCGCGCGGCCGCGATCACGTCCGCCCTATGTGGCATTGGGGTAGCTCAAGGCGGCGTCCTGGCCGGCCATGTAGGGCTCGGCCCGGAAGTTGAGCATGTTGTTAAATTTCCCGTAGCAGGTCGACCAGCGCCCATCGCATCCGGGAGTGATCGAGAAGGTATCGCCGATCTGAATCGGATAGGGCATCGGCAGGAACAGCGTCAGGTTGGCGCCGTCCCAGCTCTTCACTTCCATCGTCAGCCCGGCGTTGGGACCGGTGAGCCAGGTGAGCACGCCGAAGGCGAAATAGTCGGCATTGACGGTGGCGATCGTGATCGGGATGCCAATCGGCAGGTCCTGCCGGGGCGTGCCGCCGAACTCGCTGGTGATGCCGCCCTCGACCAACAGGTAGGAGTGGATATTCTCGTCCTGCGTGGTGATCTGGACGATCGTGTGCAGGGCGTCGTTGTCTTCCGAGCCGCTGATCTGGATCTGATCGCCGACCTTAAAGCCCGCCGTGGCGAGCCCGTTGGTCCAGTCGGCGATCTGCTGGGGAGCGTTGAACAGGATCGAGGTCGCGCTGTAGCTGACAGCGCGCACCGAGCCGCCGATCAGTCCGCTCGCCGCGAGCAGACGGCCGCTGGTGACGGCGGAGACTGTGCCGACCTGAGTAAGCGCGATGGTCACCGCGGCGCCAGCCGCCTCGTTCACCAGCCCGGTCGCGCCGGAACAGGTGATTACGGTCGCCGAGAGCGCGGTGATGACGCGCACCCCGTTGTTTCCGGCGTGCGCGCAGCCGCTGAATGAGAGCGATTGCCCGACCGCGAAGCCCGGAGCCACAGAATCGCCGATGAAATTGCCGGCCGCGGTGGTGAAGGTCTTCGCCGCGGCATCGACGCTGACGTCGCTCAGCGTGAATCCACTAAGCGGAACTTGACACTTGGTGTCGCCGAGATCGGCGCGGCATCGCGGGCTGGTGACGATCCCCAGCGGTGTCTGCAGCGCCTGCGTCAGGCCGCGCAGTTCGGCCGTATAGGAATTCTTGGCCAACACCACTTGACCCAGCCATCCGGAGCGATGCTGTTTCACCACGGTCAGCGCCTGCCAATCGACAGTGCAGATCTGAATCGCGGCGTTGTTGAACAGTCCGGCGCGCAGGTCGGAGTCGGTGATCTCGCTCGAATCGAGCACGCCCTGCACCTCGAGGTTGTCGACCGCCAGGTCGCTCTGAGTGCGGATCGCGGTGCGCGAGTAAGAGAGCGCCGAGTGGTAGGTGATGCCGCCGATCACCAAGTCCTGATCATGATCCGTGAAGGCGAAGACGACGCCATCCTTGCGCGTCAGCAGCCAGCAGGTGGCGAGCGTGGTGAGAGTGTCGCCGCTCATACCCGTATCTCCGTGATGGGCAGGCGGGCCAGGCGCGCGTTGCCGTTGGGGTCGAGCACGGTGATATCGAGCTGGTCGGTGTCGAATCGAGCCGGCACGTCGAACTGGCCGCTCCAGATCGGCGAGTATGCGGGAGCGGCGCTCATAGTCAGTGTTCCAGCCGTATAGTCAATTGTGTAGTCAGCGCCTTCTCCCTTGAGCACTCCGTTGATCCAGACCGAGATTGTGCCCGAGACCGGCTTGGCGATGGTGCGGATGTAGGTCTGGCCGCCGCTGCTGTAGGCCTTGGCCAGCTGGAAGACCGTGTTACCGCCGCCGACGGCGCCGGTCGCCGTCTGCGCGACGGCGGTGAAATCGCTCCAATCCTTGAAGCGGAAGCCGCGCGCTTTCCCCCAGCGCGCGCGGAAGAACGCGATCGCCAGCGCCATCTGCCCCGCGGTGCGGATGCCGGTGGCGGCGTCCCAGGTGCCGCGCGTCGCCGCCCAGTTCTGATTGCGATCTTCGTAGCCGCTCGACAGCACGACGACGGTGGTCGAGAATTGCGGCCCGCCGGCGGCGCCGAGCGCGAGCGAAGTCGGAAACTGCACCTCGTCGAATGGCGCGGTCATCGCTATGCGTTCCTGGCGGCCGCGGTCGCGAGGTGGCGATGCGCGTCGGCCATGATCTGCCCCTGCGCCTGGCGGAAGCTGTTGGCGTCGGGCGTCACCACGGTCATATTGACGGTCGGCGGTCCCTGCGCTCCGGCGCTGGCGGCGCCGGCCGCCGCCGGAGTGCGCACCATCACCCGCTCTCCGGGCGTGGCGCGAAAGGCGACCATCTGACTATCAATTCCGCCGCCCCCGCCGACAGTGAAATCGCCGCCGGTCGCGAAGCCCGGGACCAAGCTCATCATCCCCGGCATGCCGCTAACGACGTCGCTCGCCATCATCGATTGCGCGAAGTCGGCAAGGTCCGACGTGGAAGCTCCGGCGCTGGTCGCGCTGGCAAATAGGCCACCAAATAGGCTGCCGAGATCCGCGAAGCTGCCGGTCTCCGAGCTGTTGGGGGACTTGAAATAGCCCGCGATCCCCGAGATCGCTTTGCCGGCGAGATCGCCTATGCCACCACCACCGCCTGGTCCGCCGCCGGCGGGACCGGCACTGCCGCCGTTGGAGAGCAGGCCGCCGAACAGCTTGCTGGTATCGGCGGTCGGCAGCGCGCCCGGCTCGCCTGCCTTCTTGCCCATCAGCGAATTCAGCAGGGGATTGATCACCAGCAGCTTGATGATCATCTTCTCGATGTCATCGCTGAAGGCGAGCGCGCCCTGGCTGAGTTCCTGCCACGCGCTTTTCAGGTTGCGCGAATTGGTGGTGGCGTTAATGAACGCGTCGCTCGCCTTGACCAGGCCTTCCGACAAGCCCTTGGAGAATTCGTCCTCCCCCTTCTTCGCTTCCTGCGCGAGCAGCTTGGCCTGCTCGTCGGCCGCCGCGAGGTCGTAGACCGCCTTGAGCTGATCCCGGCTGATGCTGATGCCCAGCTTCTGCGCCGCGTTCCACTCCTGCATCGCGGCGACCTCGCCGGCATGCGCGATCTGGAGCGCGCGCACCGCTTCGGCGCTCTGGCCATAGGCGGCGCGCAGCCGGTCCTGGTACTCGATGTCCTCGCGGTACTTGGTGAGCAGCTCGTCATAGGGGCGCTGAAACGCGGTGTAATCGGCGACCACCTTCTTCGCCTGCTCGTCCGCCGCCGCCAGGCCATATGCGGCTGTGATCTGCGCCTGAGTCGCAGTAATCCCGAGCCGAGCCGCGTCCTGGCGGACCTTCTCCGCCGCGAGCTCGCCGGCGTGCGCCACTTCGAGCGCGCGCACCGCCGCGGCGCTGTCGTCATAAGCGGCGCGCAGCCGCGTCTGGTAATCGAGGTCGAGCTGATACTGCGCGATCAGCTTGGCGTACTCCGTCTGGAACTCCTGCGACTTCTTGATCGCGTCAGCATCGAGAAGCGGCGGCTTGTTTCCACCGCCAGTTTCCCACGGCGCTGGGCCCTGCGCTGCGTGAGCCGACATCGCCATCATTTCATTCGAGCCGGTAGCCGGAGCCAGTGCGCCGATAGCGGGTAGGTTCTGCAGGTAGCGAGGAAGCGCAAGGTCGATCACGTGCTGAATGGCGCCTGCGAAAGCGTTCATCCCGCTGAGGGCGCCCCGGAGCGCCCCTATGAGGGCGAGGAT